ACCCCGATCCCCACAGTCGGCCCCACCCCGCCCGTCGCCCAGCCCGGCCGCCCCCCGATGAGCCAGCGCGCCACGGACGCCAGCGCGGTCATGCTGGCCGCCGGAGCCGCCACAGTGCCCCCCGGACTCATCGCCATCGGGCTGCTCGTCGCATCCGACTACGCCAACCCCACCGTCATTGCCATGGTCTGCGCGGCACCCGCCGTCATCGCCGTGCCCATCCTGGCCGTGGCCCGACTCCTGGCCCGCGCCAAGGAGGTGGCGCCCGTCGAGCAACACAACTACTACAGCGGGCCTGTCAGTCAGCAGCACCACACTGTCAGCACCCAGACCCGCGGCCTGTTCGCCAAGACGATCAACAAGCAGTAGGAGAGCCACATGAACGACGACAACCAGCCCTGCGGCGAGAACGACTGCTACTGCCGCAGCGCCGGACCCGAGCACGCCGACTGCGCGTGCGGCTGCGACTGCCCGCGCTGCCCGGACTGCCAGCAGCTCGACGACTACTGCGACTGCGAGGACTAGCCGGTGGGTGACCCACGCCACAGCCCTCCCGTGCTGAGAGTGACGACCCGGAACACCATCACCGACAGCCTTGACCCATTACCCGCTGACGAAAGGCCACACATCATGAGCACCTGGTTTGCGAACGTCCGCATCGAACACCGAGGCCAGTACGCCGAATACAAAGACCGCATCGACGTCGCCTCCCCCTACGGCAAGAAGGTCACCGAAGCGGTCGTCGTGGAAGGCGTGATGGACCTGATCGTCACCCAGCGGCCCGACATGAAGGGCGGACGGATCGTCTCCGCCAAAGCCACAAAGCTGAACTGACCTACCGCTCGACCAGGCCCTCGCCATCCGCGGGGGCCTGCGTCGTGGGCACCACCCGAGCGATCCACCGCGCCCCGCCCACCTGCGCCGGCGGCTGCGACACCTCGACCGCCACCCCCAACTCGGCCAGGCGGGCCAGCACAGCCAGACCCTCCGCGCAGGACTCCGCCGAATCCGCCAGCACACCGAAGCGATACGTCACCGGGCCAGTCTGGTCGACGTGGACCGCCGCGGAGGCGCAAACTGGCCGAAGCCACCAGGAGGCATCATGAACAACGTGATCATCGCTGCCGCAGCGGGAGTTCCCGCAGTCGCGTTCGCCTGGATCGCCATTCAATGCCCGCAGCCCAACAAGGCAGCCGAACGTGATCGCCAGCGGGCACTGGAACTTGCCGCCAACCGGCAGGACCCGGATGCGAACGCCCACCAGTTCCGACTCGCCGACTCACCGGGAGACCTGAACTCCTGGCTTGCCCGCCACGGCGGAACCTGGCAGCCCGACAGCCTCCTTGGCGGCATGGGGCTCCGCATCAGCCAGCCAGGGCACCCCGACCTTGTCGTACAACCAGGGCAGACCCTGATCTGGGATGGCGAACGGATCGGCCTGCAGTAAGCCCCCCGGCCTTCCCGTGCTGGACAAGGGCGATCTTTCTATGCACAATCAGCAACAGCACCATCAGTGCGCCCAAACGACCCCGCCACCGAGCGGGGTTTTCGCGTTCCAGGGGGTGAGCCCGTGACTCTCGGACGCGAAGTCGAAGGCGTGATCTGGATGACCGTCCGTGAAGCCGCCGCGTTCACCGGCCGGCGAGTCGACACCATCTACAGCTGGGAGCGGCGAGGCCTCCTCACCGACCCCCGCCGCGACGAACACGGGCGCCGCATCTACAGGCAGCAGCAGATCGCCGACGTCGAATTCGCCGTCCGTGAGCGAGCCAAGCGCATCCTCAACCGCCAAGCAGCATAGGAGGAGCCGTGACAACGATCCTCCGGCCCGAGGACTACGGGGCGACCGTGGGCGCCGCGGACAGCACCGAGGCGTTCCGACGCCTGTTCGCGGAGATCGCCAAGCGGTCCCGGCGCGACCCCGGCGGCGACCGCCTGCAGACTCCCGTCATCATCGAACTGTCCGGGCAGTACACGGTCAGCGGCGCCATTTCGTTCGCAGCGGCCAGCCGCACCCAGGGCATTACCGTCCGTGGCGCCGGGAAGCGGACCTCCGAGATCGTCATGACCGGAGCCGAGCCGCTCTTCACGAACCCCGACACCGCGATGGGCGTCCGCTTCTACGACTGCTCGTTCCGGTCGACGAACCCGAAGGCCAGCTTCCTGTACAGCAGCTCGACCGGCGGCGCGCAGGACTGGGGCTTCACCAACTGCGAGTGGCGCGGGACGTGGCGGTACGGCATCGGGCTCGACGGGCCGCCCGACAAGTCGAACTGCAACAGCGAGTGGTACTTCGACCACTGCCACATCAACGGGTCCTACGACGTCGCCTGGCTGTGGTCCGGCATGACGCCGACCATCAAGCAGCAGGACCAGTTCCTCAACTTCTCCCTGCGGGACTGCAAGGTCGAATTCGAGTACGGCGACGCTCTCAGGTTCGACCGCGGCGGCAGCATCGTTGTCTCCGGCGGCTCCTGGATCATCAAGGGCGTCCGGCCCGACGGCGGCCCGAGCAGGTTCTTCAACTTCCCGGCACCGCCAACACCGCACGCGGACAGCGTCCAGTCCCTGCTCGTCGAGGGCGTCCGCTTCGAGCCGCGTAAGCCGATGAACTTGGTCATCGAAAGCGCTTGGAAGGGGCAGATCACCTTCCTGAGCTGCTTGGATGACGCCTGGGCTTACCAGCCGCAGTCCGCGGCCGACAGCTACGCCCCGCACCGGTACTTCAACCCCGGCGGCGTCCGCTACCAGGGCTGCCAGCTCACCGGCCGGCACAGGGTCACGCAGACCGACCCGCCATCCCGGCAGGCCATCGTCTACGACCAATGCGCGCGGACCGTCGCCAGCAGGCGGACGAAGGCCGCGTTCCTCGATCTGCAGGGCGCCTACGCGTCCTCCATCCGCATCAGCCACCGGGACGACCGGGACGGAATCACGTAGAACCGGTGACAGGCATTCGGCCTTCCAGCAGCATGGGGCGTCCAGAACCGCGACCAAGGGACGTCCCATGTTCGGCAGCAAGAAGACGCCAGAAGAGAAGGCCGCAGCAGCCCGGAACAGCAAGATCCGAGGCGCCGCAGCGGCAGCCGGAGTCACCATGTTCGGCGGGAAGTTCAGGTCGCCGAATCAGACCGACGTCCCCGTCGAGGGCGCGAAGGTCACGCTGGAACGCGGCGAAGAGGCCAAGGCCCGCATCACCGCCACCCGAGTTGCGCTTACCGGGATCTTCGCGCTGTTCCTGAAGAAGGACATGACGAAGCTCTTCATCACCATCGAAGGCGCCAACGGCGAAGTCCTCGTCCAGCCCGTCGCCGCCAACAAAGAGCCGCAGGCCAGGATCTTCGCGACCCTCGTCAACGAGGCCGTCACCCGCCCCGAATAGCCTCCACTGCGGGGCTTCCCGATCAGGAGGCCCCGCCGTGGCCAACATCGTCTTCAACGTGGCCCTCGGACGGGTCGCTCACTACGCATCCCTCCCCGCCACCAACGACGCGCTGATCATGGTCGCGTTGGAGTCGACCGGACTTGTCGGCGACTCGACCATGCGGGACTACGACAACCTGTCCGACCTCCTGGCTGGCGCGTCCAACGAGCAGACCACCGTGGGCAGGAAGACGCTGGCGTCGGTCACCGTCACCGTGAACGACACCAACGACCGAGTCGACATCGACGCAGCGGACGTCACCTGGACCGCACCCACCGGCAACGCCATCGGCGCCGTGGTCATCTGCTACGACCCCGACACCACCGGCGGCACCGACGCCGACCTGATCCCGCTCACCAAGCACGACGTGACCTGGACGCCAGACGGCAACGACTTCACCCTGACGATCAGCGACTTCGTTCGGGCCAGCTCCAGCGCCTGACCGGCGAGGAGGGCCTGATGGCCATCGGACGACTCGTTCACCTCGCCTCCCAGGTCACCCTCTCCAGCAGCAACAGTGCCGCGGTCACCGTCCCGAACGACGGATCGGTCATCGTCGGCGACCTACTGCTCGTCGCGTGCGTCATGCCCTCCGGCAGCCGTACCTTCGCCATCTCAGGCGGAGCGGCCGGCTGGACCAGCCTCGGTACGGCCATGCAGTCCGGGCACATGAGCCAGGTCTGGTGGAGGATCGCCGCGTCCGGCGACCTCGGGGCCACCATCACGGTCACCCCGAATACGGGGGCGATCAGGCAGGTTCTGCTGCTCGGTTCCGTCCGCGGCGTCGACCAGAGCGCACCGGTGGCGGCCACCACGAACACGTCGTTGTCCGCGACCACGAAGACGACGCCCTCCGCCTCGCCGGCCAGTACGGTCCGCGAGGTCAGCATCGTCTGGGACTCGCGCGGAGCAGCAACACCGCAGACGTCCTCCTGGACGGCCCCTGCGGGCCAGACCAGGCAGGCGCAGGCCTTCACCACCTCCGGCTCCGGGTCCTGTTCGGGCGCCTGGGGCGACTCCGACACAACGGTCTCCGGGACCATCGGATCCCGCGTCTGGACTGCCGATCAGAGCGCTTTGGGCTCCGCCTGGACGCTGTCCGTGAAGCCCGGACCGACCGTCACGGCCCTCACTGGCGGTGCGGAGGCCGACGCAGCCCAAGGGCTCGCCCCAGGGAAGCGCACGACCCTCGGAACGGGCGCAGAGGCCGACTCGGGGCGACCGCTTACCGGCGCGAAGCTCCGCAGCCTCACCGCAGGGTCGGAAAGCGACTCCGCGCAGGCCTTGGCAGCCTCCAAGCGAGTCGCTGCGGCTACGGGCCAGGAGATCGACGCCGCGCGGCCCTTCGGGGCCTCCAAAACGGGCTCGTTGGGCTACGCCGGCACCGCGGAGACCGCGCAAGGGCTCGCCCGAGCGAAGGCGACGGCCGTCGGAGCCTCTGGGAGCGTCGAGACGGCCCAACCGGTCACCGGAAGGGCCTCCGCGGCCCTCGGGGCGGCCCTGGAGACCGACCAGGCGCTCATGTTCGCCACTCCAGGCGGCGCTACGCTCAGCAGGGCCGAAGAGGCCGATGGGGCAGGGCCATTCGCAGGTCGGAAGGCCCGCGAGACGACCTCCGCGGCATCCACGGAGGCCGCGCAGGCCCTCAAGGGCTCCACGACGGCCGTTCTCGTGCCCGCGGGCACGCAGGAGACCGCGCGGACCCTCGGAGTCATCAAGAAGGCCTCCTTGGGTCGCGCGACAGAGGCCGAACAGGCCCTGGAGCTCGTCGGGGCGACTGTCCAGAGAGGCGTCAACGTCGATGTGACCGTAGGCGAACCCTTCGCCCGCTGGCACGCCGGCCTGATGCCGCGACGCTGGGAGGTGAGCAGGCCATCGAGATAGCCCAGACGTCATGCGAGTACCTCCGCATCGCAGTGACAGCCACAGCAGCCATCACAGGCGACCCAGTCGACCTCGCAGAGCCTCCCCAGCTCGCCTTCATGCCCACCGAGGCCAACCCGGACGACGGGGACTGGCGTGAGGGCGAATGGGAGGCAGGGTACGCGCGCGTACTGCTCGGACCAGGCCATGTAGAGCTACCCCAGGGCACGTACTGGGTGTGGATCAGCTTCCAGGCAGGGGCAGAGGTGCCCACCCAGCCGGCAGGGTCCCTCCGGGTGTACTGACCTACCCCCCCCCAGGGATGCCCAGGGGGCATGCAGGGGAGAGGGGGGGGAGGGCATGCCGACGTCACCCCCCACGAGGTGTGGGGATCCGGAGTGCCAGGAGCTCACCACGCAAGGTAGGTGCGAGGCACACCAACGCAAGGCATGGGCAGGCAAGTCCAAGGCTTGGGGCTCAGGCAGCACGCGCAAGTGGCGCGTGTTCAGGGCTCAGAGGCTTGAGGCAGAGCCTCAGTGTCGATGGTGCGGTGCTGAACGTGATCTTGAGGTTGATCACATCGTCCCTCTGTCCGAGCAGGGCTCGAAGTGGGATGCAGCCAACGTCCAAGTGCTCTGCAAGGCCTGTCACGTGATCAAGAGCGACCAGGACAGGCGCCGGCGCACGCGTCCGGGCGGTCCAGGGCTCACTGCGTGAGGCCGGCGAGCCTCTGAGGGGCTCTCAGGGCTCTGACCTGGGCTGATCTGGGGCTTCGTGGCTCATGATCGGCTGGCAAGCCTCTGACCTGCACGTTTGTGGTGCCGGCGGGGGGTAGGGGAGTCGAGATCACGGACCAAGATCGCTAGGACAGCGACGCGGTTGCTGAACTAGACGCACGCTCAGAATGGCCAACTCGGGACAACCCGGACGGGCCGATCGGCCGGCAGGCCTCTGACCTGCGGCTTCTCCGGAAGGGGGCGACCATGCCACGCACCGCCCAGCCTGCAGCCCTCAAGCTGATCAAGGGCAGGGCCGACGGCCGGGACTCGGGCGGCCGGGTCGTCCCCGCCCCGCCGGCCTTCCGTCGCATCGCCCCCAACCCCCCGAGCTGGCTCAGCCCGGAGGCGCGGGCCGAGTGGAAGCGGGTAGTGCCAGGGCTGCAGCGCCTCGACCTCCTCAAGGAGGAAGACCGCGCGGTCCTCGCCGCCTACTGCGAGACCTGGTCCTCGTTCGTGGCGGCGACCCGCATGGTCACGGCGGAAGGGATCACAATGGAGGTCGTGAGCGTGAGCAGGTCAGGCGCAGAGACCAGCCGCACGGTCGCCCACCCTGCGGTCGCCATCGCCAGTCGAGCCGGCCGCGAACTCCGCGGCTTCGCTGCCCAATTCGGCCTGAGCCCCTCGAGCGAGCAGGCCCTGTCGAAGGGGGCCGACGATGGCGAGGACGACGACAACCCGTTCTGACGACGTCGAGCTTCCCGAGTCCGCCGAACTGGAGCGCCTGAAGATCTCGCCCGAGGTCGCCTGGTACATGCTCAGTCGGGGCATGGCGCTGCCGGACTGCCCGCCGCTCATCCAGACCCCCAGCCCCGGCGAGGCCCCGGGCGCGGTCTTCGACCCGGACCGCGTGGACAAGGTGATCCACTCCTTCAACCTGCTCCGCCACACTCAGGGCCAGTGGGCCGGCCGGCCGCTCAAGCCCGACCCGTGGCAGGTCGCCTACGTCTTGGCCCCCGTGTTCGGCTGGGTCTACTGGGATGAGGACGCGAACGCGAACGTGCGCGTGGTGCGGGAGCTGTACGTCGACATCCCCCGCAAGAACGGCAAGAGCACCCTGTCCGGCGGCATTGCCCTATACCTCACCTGCGCTGACGGCGAGCAGGGTGGACAGGTCGTCGCTGCGGCCACCAACGAGCGTCAGGCTGGCTTCGTCTTTGCCCCGATCAAGCAGTTGGCGGAGAAGGCGCCAGCCTTGAAGGGGCGAGTCCAGCCCCTGAAGAAGAAGATCGTTCACCCGAGGAGCGGGTCCTACTTCGAGTGCGTGGCCTCCGTCGCGGACGCCCAGCATGGAGCGAACCTCCATGGGGCGATCATCGACGAGCTGCACATTCACAAGGATCCGGAGCTCGTCGAGACCATCGAGACGGGTACCGGCTCACGGACCCAGCCGCTGATCGTCATCATCACGACGGCGGACAGCGGCAAGCGTGAGTCGATCTACGACCGTAAGCGTGGCCGCGTCGAGCAGCTCGCTCGTCGGGTGTTCACCGCTCACACGGTCTATGGCGTGATCTGGGCTGCGGAGAAGGATGACGATCCGCACAGCGAGGACGTATGGCGCAAGGCCAACCCGGGCTACGGCGTCAGCCCGACCCGCGCGTACATGCGCGCGCGATCGGATGAGGCCAAGCAGTCTCCGGCGGACATGGCCAAGTTCCAGCGCCTGCACCTTGGGCTCAGGACGAAGCAGGAGACCAAGTTCCTGCGGCTGGACGCTTGGGACCGAAACGCGTCGATGGTTGACGAGCGGAAGCTCGAAGGGCGTGCGGCGTATGGCGGCCTGGACCTCGCGAGCACGTCGGACCTGTGTGCGCTGTGCTGGCTGTTCCCCGACGACGAGACCGGCACCCTGGACGCCGTGTTCCGATTCTGGACGCCGGAGGACAACCTCCGTGCGCTGGACAAGCGGACCGCGGGTGCTGCGTCGAAGTGGGTGCGGCAGGGGTTCCTCACGGCGACGCCGGGGAACGTCGCGGACTACGACTGGATCAAGGAGCAGGTCCGGCGTGACCGGGACTTCTTCAAGGTGAAGAGCATCGGCTATGACCCGTGGAACGCTTCGCAGTTGACGAACGACTTGGTCAGCGAGCGGGCGCCGATGGTCAAGGTCCGGCAGGGCTTCGCGACCATGAGCCCGGTCCTGAAGGAGATCCAGCGCCTGACGCTGCAGGGCACTGCGGAAGTGCCGGCGCTCCGGCACGGCGGTCACCCGGTCGTCCGCTGGTGCGTCGACAACCTTGCGGTGGCCATGGACCCGGCAGGCAACGTGAAGCCGGACAAGGCGAACTCCGGCGACAAGATCGATGGCGTGTCGGCGCTGGCCACGGCAATGGCCGAGGTCGTCGCCCGGCCCCCGCGGCGGAAGTCCCGCTACGCGGACGACGAAGAGATCATGGTCGTTTAGCGGCCGGAGACAGGGGGCCGCATGTTCGCCTGGCGTCGCACCGCGGTGCGCAAGAGGGTCATCGTCAACCTGGCGGACAAGGCGTTCCGGGGGATCCTGTGGGCGCAGCGCGGCCCGCTTCTGGTCCTGCGGGACGCCGAGCTCCTGGAGCCCGGCCGGGCGCCGCAGCCCATGGACGGCGAGGTCGTCATCGAGCGCCACCAGGTCCAGTTCACCCAGGTGCTGGCGGCGACGGCGGGCGGTGGCTGATGGCGTTCGTGGTTTCCTCCGGCCAGCTCGCGATCACCGGCGCCGGAGTCACCCCCGGCTACGCGGCGATGCCCCTGCCGGCGGCTCCGTGGGAGTACGAGACGATCTGGCGCACCCAGCCGCAGGTCCGCACGGTGGTCAGCTTCCTTGCTCGGAACATCGCCCAGCTAGGGATCCATACGTTCCGCCGGGTGAGTGACACGGACCGCGAACGCCTCACGACTCATCCGCTGGCGCAGCTGCTGGCGTCCCCTATGCCCGGCATGACGAGCTATCGGTTTGTTGAGCGGTGGGTGTCGGACATTGCGGTGTACGACTCCTGGTACGGCATCAAGCTCAAGCTGAACGGCAAGCTGCAGATCCTGCCCGTGCCGCCTTCCTTGATCCGCCCCTACGGCGGGAACTGGATCCGGCCCTCCCACTACGAGACCGCGGGTGGCAAGGACTTCGCAGTCGAGGACGTGATCCACATCCACGGCTACTCGCCCGACAACTTGACCGTGGGCTCCTCGCCGATCGAGTCGCTGCGCGAGCTTCTCCTCGAATCGTCCGAAGCAGCACGCCAGCGGCAGCAGATGTGGAAGGGCGGCGCCCGCCTGACGGGTGTCCTGCAGCGCCCAGCCGACGCGCCCGAGTGGGGCACCAAGGAGAAGCAGCGCTTCCGGGAGATGTGGCAGACGTTCAGCCAGGGCGGCGGTGCCGAGGGTGGCACGCCGATCCTCGAGGACGGCATGACCTACGAGAAGGTCGGCTTCAACCCCGAGCAGGCCCAGTACATCGAGTCGCGAAAGTTGACGCGCGAGGAGGTCAGCGCGGCCTATCACATCCCCCCGCCGCTGATCGGGATTCTCGATCACGCGACCTACTCGAACATCCGTGAGCAGCACTCCCACCTGTACCAGGACACCCTTGGTCCATGGATGGTGATGCTGCAGCAGGAGATCGGCGCCCAGATCCTGCCTGACCTGCCGGGCGACAACTCGGACGTCTACTGCGAGTTCAACATCGCAGAGAAAATGAAGGGCTCGTTCGAGGAGCAGGCAGCGGCAATGTCGACCATGGTCGGCGGCCCAGTGATGACCCGTAACGAGGGGCGCGCCCGGATCAACCTGCCGTCCATCGAGGGCGCCGATGAGCTGATCACCCCGATGAACGTGACCGAGGGCGGCCAAGCCTCCCCACGGGACTCCGCCCCCGACCCGGCGGCGCTCCCAAAAGCGCGCGGCCTGGCGCTCACGAAGAGCAGCACCAGGCCTGACCTCGGCGACTTCGACGCGGAGCGGGATTCCCTCATCGCGGCCCTGGAGGCCTGGTCCGAGACGCAGGCAAAGCAGCTGCTGAAGGCGTCGGGCGCGAAGGCGGACGGCATGCCGGACCTCGTGTCCCTGTGGGCCGCGGGCAAGGATGACCGGCTCGCCCAGCTGACGGCGCTGCTCGCCTCGCACGGCTACACCCTCGCGCAGGTCGGCGCCTGGGAGGTGCTCGACAAGCACAACCCGGACGCCTCCGGCTGGACGCCGGACGTGATGCTCGCCTGGATCCTGGCTGCCGCCGAGTCCCATGCCACCGCACACGAGGACGCCGGCGCGGAGGCGGTGGCCAAGGTCCAGGAGGAGGGCGGCGACGGCTGGCAGGCCGCACTGACCGTGGCCGCGGCGAGCTGGGTTACCGCGGCGACTCTCCGCGGCGGCACGGTCTCGACGGAGCTTCGGTCCTTCGGCGGGCAGGACGCGGCCGGCGCGACCGGGCTCGGCAAGAAGACCTGGCGCACCGGCGGCAACAAACCGCGGGTCACGCACAAGGCCCTCGACGGGGAGACCGTGTCGCTGGGCGACGTCTTCGGCAACGGCTGCCGGTGGCCCGGTGACGGCATGGCCAGGGCCGCCGAGTTCGTGAACTGCAAGTGCCGCCTGGACTACGGGAGGTGAGGCTGTGTCTTCCATCACCGTGGTCGTGGGCCCGCCCTGCGCGGGCAAGAGCACGTACATCGCCGAGCAGCGCGGGCCGGACGACGTCGTCATCGACTTCGACCTCATGGCCCAGGCGCTCGGCTCCTCGCGCGCGCACGCGGCCCCGGATGCGATCCGGCAGGTCGCGTTCGCCGCGCGTAAGGCCGCGATTGCGAAGGTGCTGGGCGGCGTTGACACCGACGGATGGATCATCCACACCAACCCGTGGCCGGGACAGCTCGACCTGTACCACAGCGCCGGCGCCGAACTGGTCCTCCTGGATCCGGGCGTCGAGGAATGTCTGGCGCGAGCCGAGGCCGACGGACGACCCGACGGAACCGCGGATGCTATCCGGCAGTGGTACGACAGCCCACCGCTGACCGATTCCAAGAGGAGGACAGCGGTGCAGACCAAGGACTTTGCAGCCAAGGTGAAGGCGGCCGGCGCCGCAGACGGATTGGCCGAAGGGCAGTTCGTCGCGCTGGTCTCCGTGTTCGGCAACGAGGACAGCGTCGGTGATGTCGTCCGCCCGGGGGCGTTCACGGAGACCCTCTCTGACTGGGCTTCGAAGGGCGATCCGATCCCTGTCATCTGGTCCCACGCCTGGGGTGATCCGTTCGCGCACGTCGGCACCGTCGTCAAGGCCGTTGAGACGCTGCACGGCCTCGAGGTCACCGGGCAGATCGATGACCTCGACACCAACCCGACATCGGCCCAGGTGTACCGCCTGCTGAAGGGCCGCCGAGTCACTCAGTTCAGTTTCGCCTACGACGTCCAAGAGGGCGCCTGGGTCGAGGACGAGAACCACAAGTACGGCGGTTACTACGAACTCCGCCGCCTCAAAGTCCACGAGGTCGGGCCCTGCCTGGTCGGGGCGAATCAGGAGACCGAACTCCTGGCAGCGAAGGCCCACGGCCTGGCACGCGGCGCGAAGGCTGGCCGCGTTCTCAGCCAGGCCAACTATGACTCCCTCTCCAAGGCGCACGCCGCCATCGGCGAGGTACTCGCGGCGGCAACGCCCGAGAAGAGCAAGACCGAAGAGCCCGGCCAGCCGGCAACCCCCGCGACCGACGACACCCAGTCGCCGCAGCCGGAAAGCCCGCCCGCCCAGGAGCTCAAGGCTGAACCCACCCCCAGCAGCACAGAGGAAGAGTCCACGCCGGACCCCCGCGAAGCATCCATCGAGGATGCCGCCAAGGTCGGTGCCGCCGCCTCCCGCCTGCTTACTCGCCTGGATCTCGACCTGATCGAGCTGGGCGCTTAACCGGAACGAGGAGACATGCCGATCAAGGTTGACGAGCTCACCGCTCAGATCAAGCACCACCTGACCGAGGCCCGCGCCATCGCCGCGAAGGCGGAAGCCGAGGACCGAGACTTTCACGACGATGAACGCACGGCGATCAACGAGCACATGGCTAAGGCCACCGAGGGAAGCGCCGAGCTGAAGAAGGCGAAGGGCGACGCCGAGATCCTTTCCGCGCTCGCCGGCCTCGGCGACGACATCGCCCTCAACGAGAAGTCCGGAGAACGACGGACCCCCAGCGGTCTGATCGTGCCCGACGAGAAGACCTCGCTCGGCGAACACTTCGTCAAGTCGTCTGAGTACGCGGCCCTCATGGGCACCACCGCGAACGGCCAGTTCGGCGCCAAGCAGCGCGTCCAGTCCCTGCCCGTCGGGTACAAGAGCCTCGTCACCGGCCTGTCCGACACCTCTGCCGGCGCTTTCGTCACCAACGACATGCGCGGCCTGCAGGTCGCCCTGGACTCCTTCCAGCGACCGCTGCGCCTGCGCGACGTGGTGACCAACGGCACCACGACCAGCGACACGGTCGAGTACGTGCGGATGACGTCGACCACCAACAACGCGGCGCCCGTGGCGGAAGCCACATCGTCGGCTGCCCCGACCGCCCCGGCTTCCGTGCCGGGCGCCCTCGTCAACAACGCGGGTGGCGGCTATAAGCCGGAGAGCGCGCTGGCCGCGGCGAAGGTGACCACGCCCGTGCGCACGATCGCGCACTGGATCCCGGTCACCAAGCGCGCCCTGTCGGACGCGGCGCAGATCCGGACCCTCATCGACGCGTTCCTGCGGTACGGCCTCGAGGAGGAACTCGAGGATCAGATGATCTCCGGCGACGGGACCGGCGAGAACTTCGAGGGCCTCGGCAACGTGTCCGGAGTGCAGGCCCAGGCGTGGGACACCAACGCCCTGACGACCGCCCGCAAGGCAAAGACGAAGGTCCGCACAGTCGGCCGCTCCATCGCCAACGCCTACCTCCTCAACCCCGCCGACCTGGAAACGATCGACCTGCTCCAGGACAACGAGGGCCGGTTCTACTTCGGCGGCCCGCAGGGTGTCGGCTCGGCATCCGTCCTCTGGGGTCTGCCGGTCATCGAGACCGAGGCCGTCCCTGCGGGTACCGGCTACGTCGGCGACTTCCGCAAGGCGGTCCTGTGGGACCGCGAACAGGCGTCGATCCAGATGACCGACTCGCACGCCGACTTCTTCGTCCGCAACCTCGTCGCGATCCTCGCCGAGATGCGTGCCGCGTTCGGCGTCCTGCAGCCCAACGCCTTCGTCGAGATCGACCTGACCGCGTAAGGAGGGCACGTCATGGCGTACCTGAACGCAGGTGCCGGAGCGGCCCGCGAGGGCAAGCAGACGGCCGCAGTCGCCGATGCCGCGGCAGCCACTTCCGTGGTCGCCGCCGGCGCCAACCCCACGAAGGCCGAGTACGACGCGCTGCGTGCGGACTATCTCGCGCTGCGCACCAAGGTCAACGCGCTGCTCGCGGCGCTACGAACGTCGGGCCAGCTCGCGTCGTGAGCCTGTTCACCCGGCAGACGGCGAGAGGGCGGTGTCCGTGCGGCGCCGAGCATGCGGCGTGCGGCCCGCCCTCCACGTCTGTCCCTGTCGACTCGAACATTGAGGAGGTGGCTGCGGTGAGCGGGCCCCTGAAGCGGTACCGGTACGCGAACGGCGCCGGTCACGAGACTGTCCTGAAGCTCAACGACGCGGACGCCGAACGCTACGGCCTGACCGACGAGGATCTCGTGGAGTCTGGCAGCGGCGAGAAGGCTGCGGAGCCTGACCAGAACAAGGCCCGCACCGCGTCGGCCAACAAGGCGCGCGCGCCTCGCGGCAAGGGCGGTGCGGGTGGTGTCGACTGACGCATTCCTGGCCGACCCGCAGGAGCTGGCGAACTGGCTCGGCCTGCCCGCGAATGACGTGCGCCTCCTGTCCGCCCTGCGGTCCGCGTCGCGCAGGTTTCGGGATGCGGTCGGCCACGTTGTCGACCTGGTCGAGGACGACGAGATCGCCCTCGACGGGAACGGCCGATCCTCGGTTCTGCTGCCGGTGTGGCCGACGACGGCGGTCGCGTCGGTGGTGCTGGACGGCGAGGAGCTGGTGGAGGGGACGGACTACGCCTGGTCCGAGGCGGGCATCCTGCGTCGGCTCGGCTGCCAGGTGTGGCCCGACAAGCTGCGCTGCCTCGAAGTCACTTACAGCCACGGATGGTCTGCGATCCCACCCGGGATATCGGATGTGGTCATCGAGCAGGCGCGCGCCATCTTCTCTTCCCAGCCGGGAGTGAAGTCCCAAGCAGTCGGCGGCCAGTCGGTCGTCTTCGAGCCTGGGGTCACCACCGCATGGACGAAGGCCGTCGAGCGCTACGAAGTCCAGACCGGGAGCGACACGTGATGTTCAACCAGTCGCTGGTCCGGGTGCGCGCGGGTACGCGCCCGGACCGCGGCGGCAACACCGTGCCGGACTGGTCGACCGCCACCCGCCTGCTCGTCGCCCAGGTCAACATCCAGCCCAGCATCCAGCAGGAGTCTCACGATGAGACTCGGGCGGCGAAGGTCACCGGCTGGCACGTCCAGTCCGCCGAGGGAACCAACCCCGACATTCGCGCGGACGACCGCATCGAGTGGGACGGCATGACTCTCGAAGTCGACGGCGAAGTCGCCCGCTGGCCCGCTCTCTTCGTCAACGCCGTTCACCATGTCGAGTTCGAGATGAAGCGTTCGACGGGATAGGAGTCGCTGTGTCCGATGACCCCTGGAACGACGGCGGCTTTCTTCAGCCCCGCTGGGTGGAGACCGCCAATCAAACAGGTGAGCCCGAACCCGTGCTCACGATTGCCCAGTGGCGCGCGCTGACTGACGAATCCTGACGCGGAGATGGGAGAGCCATGGGTCGCCTGCTTGATCTACAGCTCGACTCGGCCGGGATCCGGGAGCTCCTTCGGGGCGAGGATGTCCGCCTCCTGGTCGATGGGGCGGGCGAGGACATCCTCGCGCGTGTAACGGGCGCCCTCCCCCCCAATACACCAGTCAGCTTCCGCAAATACCGCACGGACCGAGGCGCCGCGTCGATCACCATCCTCGACATCCGCGGCATGGTGTGGCAGGCGCGCGACGGGGTCCTCACCCGGGCGGCGGCAGCGGCCGGCCTCGAAGTCAAGGCCTGGCAGCAGTGAAGCCGCTCGTCGTCTTCGGGGACGTGCAGGCCGCAGGGGCGACCGTGCTGCGGGCGGCCCTCGCCAGCAGGTCGGAGCCGTACACGGACGACGTCACGGTCGGCACCCGGGTTCCGGGCGACCGGTCGCCGGAGACCCCGCACCTGCCCTACGTCATGGTCCGCAAGGACGCCGACTTCCCGCACTCCTCAATGGCCAACGCGCGTTGCACGCTGCGCGTCACCGTGTGGCACCAAGACCCGGACCAGGCGCACGACCTGGCGATGCTCTGCCAGGGCCTGCTCCTGGTGCACTCCGGGCCCGTCATCCGGGGCGTCCGCCCTGGCACCGGCCCGATCCCCGCCGTCGACGAGGGTGCCGAACGCGCCGCCTCCGGGATCGACCTCTCGACGTTCACCGTCCTCGCCAACGTCAAACCGCAGGTGCTCAGCGCCTGACCCGCCGCCGAACTGCGACGACAACCCCTTACCCAATGAAGGAGGACGCCGTGGCCGGCGACCCGCTGAAGGCAAATCTGTGGACGGACGCGGACGTCTACATCTCAACCAACCTCTCCGCGACCCTGCCCGCCAACGCGAACACTCCGCTTGGCGTGGACTGGGATCTCGTCGGCCTCCTCGACGGAGACGACGGATTCCCCGAGTCCCGCGACGAGGACACCGACGACAAGTTCGCCTGGGGCGGCATCCTCGTCAAGACCAGCCGCAACCACTTCAAACTGACCAAGAGCTTCACCGCGCTCGAGGACAACGACACCACCTACTCGCTGCTGTGGCCCGGCTCGACAGCCACGCAGATCAAGGTGCCGCGCCCGGCCAAGGTGCTCATCGTCTTCGAGGTCCGCGAGGGCGACAAGGTCCGCCGGCTCAAAACCGCGAACTACGCCGAGGTCAGCCTCGACGGAGACCACGGCGAGAACGAAACCGACCTCGAGAGCATGACGTTCGTGGGCACCATCTACCCGACCGGCGACGGCGTCCTCTTCGAGAAGCAGACCACGCCGACACTCGTCTCCATCTCCATCCCCACGACCCTGTCCGTGGCCGACGGAGAGATCAAGTCGCTGGTGGCCACGGCAACCTACGACGACGCGACCACTGCCGACGTCACCGCCCTCGCCACGTGGACGTCGTCGGCGCCCGCCAAGGCGACCGTGGCCGCTGGCTACGTCACGGGTGTCGACCCCGGCTCCTCCACGGTGACCGCCTCCTACCTCGGCGCGACAGACACCTGCGCCGTCACGGTCACCTCCTGATCGCCGGGGCGCGGTCCTTCTGTCGCGGTTCGGCCGCGCCCCGGTGCACCACTCGAACCGCGAACCGTCGAACCGCGACAGGAGAGCCGTGCCGATCAAGTACACCGACCAGGAGATCCATGAGCAGGCCGTGCGCCTGCACCTGATCGGCGATTCCGACGAGCTGCCGCGGAACCTGCGTAGCCGCGTCCTCGCCACTCTGGTCGAAGTGGACCGCCAGCAGAAGGTCTCTGGTGCGGAGCCCGAGCTGGCCCAGGAGATCGTCATTCAACCCGGCGGCCTGATCCTCGTCGACGGCAACCCGTTCCCCTGGCTGGTCGCCGCGCAACCCATGGACATCGGCCTCAATCCTGACGGGGTGAGCACCGTCCGCCTGACCCTGATGGCCGCGAACGTGCAGGTCATCCGCCCCGAACCGCGACCCGAAAGCGAGCAGTGACATGACCGCCCGAACCGCGAAGACCACTCCTGACGACCAGCCGTTCGACTTCAACCTCGACACCGTCGAATCCGAGGTCGCACTCGACCCCTTCCGCGTTCACTTCCAGGGTCGTCGCTGGGAGTTCGCCCACATCGAAGGCCTGGACATCTGGGACCTGGTCGAAGCCGCAGAGGGCGGCCAACTCAAGGCCATGATCGGAGTCTTCCAGAACTCCCTCGGTGACCAGTGGCCCGAGTTCCGCAAGCTGAGTTTCCCGCAGTACAAGATGAAGGCCCTCTTCACCGCCTACCGGAAGCACTGCGGGCTGGAGCCGGGGGAATCCGAAGCCTCCGGTTCCTGACCCGGAGGCACTCCCGCGCCCTCGAGGCGGACCTGCGCAGCGAGTACGGCGTCCGCCTCCGAGATCTGCACACCGGGGACATGACCTGGCGTGAGCTCGCTGTCTACGTCCACGGCCTGTCGCCACAGTCCCGAGTCCGCACTGCCCTCAACGGCGGCAGGCTTGAACCGACCGGCGAGCAGATCCTGTTGGCCGACGTGTACGACGCGGTCCGTCAGCTCACATGGACGCTTCAGTGCGTGAACACGCCGGAGAAGGCCAAGGAGCCCAAGCGGCCCAAGCCCTATCCCCGCTGGTGGCTGAACCCCACGAAGCCCGAGGAGGCCAAGGCCGCCCGGGTCGATCGCCTGGATGCCGCGCGCGAGCGCAGGCGCGAACGTCAGCAGGCCATCGCCGAGGGCCGCATCGCCTGACCCAATCCGTCGCGAAGGGGGTGGCCTCCCGTGCCGAACGTGGGCTACGCAACCATCCAGATCATCCCCTCCGTGCGCGGCATCGCCAACGAGTTGCGCAGCCAGTTGGAAGGGCCGGCCGAGGACGCGGGCGAAGACGCCGGCGCTGCGGCCGGTAGCAGCCTCAAGGAGAAGTTGCTCGTCGGCGTTGCTGCGGCCGGTGTCGCGGCGGGCGCGATCCTCGTCGCGGGCATCACCGAGGCGATCGAGCAGGCCAACATCACCTCCACCCTGCAGGCCCAGCTCGGTGCGACCGGCAAGGACGCCGGCCGGTACGGCGAGATCGCAGGGAAGCTGTACAGCAAGGGCATTACCGAGTCGTTCCAGGAAGGCGCGGACGCCATCCGTGCCGTGGTGAACGCGGGCCTCGTGCCGCCGGACGCCACGAACGCCCAGCTGGAATCCCTGTCCGCGAAGATGAGCGACGTCGCGACGGTCTTCGGCGCCGACATGGAGCTGCAGACGCAGGCCGTCTCGGCGATGTTCAAGAACGGCCTGGCCCCGAATGCCGAGGCTGCCCTCGACCTGATCACGGTCGGATTCCAGAAACTCGGGCCGAATGCCGAGGATCTCCTGGAGACGTTCCAGGAGTACTCGATCCAGTTCAAGAAGCTGGGCATTGACGGCGAGGAAGCCCTCGGTCTGTTCCAGCAGGGCATCGCCGCAGGTGCCCGTGACACCGACATCATCGCGGACGCATTCAAAGAATTCGGCATCCGCGCGATCGACATGTCGGAGTCCTCTCAGGAGGCGTACAAAGCCATCGGCCTGGACGCCGAGAAGATGTCCTTGCAGATCGCCAAGGGCGGCGACGTCGCAGGTGAGGGACTGCAGACGGTCCTCGACAAGCTGCGTGAGATCAAGGACCCGGTGGATCGCAATGCCGCTGCGGTCGGTCTCTTCGGCACGCAGGCGGAGGATCTCGGTAACGCGCTGTTCGCGCTCGACCCGAATGGCGCGATCGACGGATTCGGGAAGATCACAGGCGCGGCAGCCGAGCTCGGCACGACGATCCACAGCGGTCCGGCCCACGAGTTCGAGGTATTCGTCCGCACGATCAAGCAGGGGTTTGTCGACTACATCACCGCCGAGGTCCTGCCCTTGGTGCTGCGGGTGGCGAAGGCTTTCAACTCGGATCTGCTGCCCCCCATCCGTGCCGTGGCCAGTGCGGTCGCGGCCGTGCTCATGCCTGCCCTGCGGGACCTCTACGCCGCGGGCACGGCGGTCGTCAACTGGCTGCGGGAGTGGGGCGTCTGGCTGATCCCGGCGGCCATCCTCGTCGGCGGCCTGACCCTCGCGCTGAACGCGCAGGCGATTGCGATCGGCGCCGTCACCGCGGTCTTCTCGATCTACCGCGCGGCCATCCTGCTCGGCACTGCGGTGACGTCCGGATTTACTGCAGTGCAGGCGCTCCTCAACGCGGTCATGGCACTCAACCCGATCACTCTCGTGGTGATCGCGCTGGTCGCCCTGGCCGCCGCGCTCGTCATCGCCTACAAGAAGTCGGAAACTTTCCGTGCCGTCGTGGCGGCGGTCTGGCAGGGAATCCAGACGGCCGCCATCTGGGTGTGGGAGAAGGGCATCAAGCCGCTCATCGACGGCTTCATGGTCGGGCTCCGTGCAGTCGGCGACGCGGCGACATGGCTGTGGAAGACGATCCTTGAGCCGGTGTTCAGCGGCATCGGCGCGGCGGCCCAGGTGCTGCTGACGATCGTCCTGACCTTGGTGTTCTTGCCGATGTTCTTCATCTTCAAGCTTTTCGGCGCACTGGCGATGTGGCTCTGGAAGGTGGCGATCAAACCCGCGTTCGAGGGCATCGCGGCAGCCGCGGTCTGGATGTGGGAAACCGTCATCAAGCCCCTGTTCGACGCTTTCGTCTTCGGTATCAAGGGCCTCGGCCTGATCGCCACGTGGCTCTGGAAGGCGGCCATCCAGCCCGCCTTCAAGGGCATCGCGGCCGGCGCCGAGTGGATGTGGAGGAATGCGGTCAAGCCGCTCGTCGATGCCTTCGTCTTCGGCTTGAAGGGCCTCGGCATCGCCGCCATGTGGCTATGGACGAACGCCATCAAGCCGGCCTGGGATGGCATCGGCGACGCGATCCGCTGGGTGTGGAACAACTGGATCAAGCCTGCGTTTGACGGCCTGAAGCGGGGTGTCGACGCCGTTCACACGAGTTTCCGCGCGGGCGTCGCCGGCATCGAGATGATCTGGAACAAGCTGAAGGACATCACTCGAAAGCCTGTTCAGTTCATAGTTGACACGGTGTATAACAATGGAATCCGAAAAGTCTGGGGGGCCGTCAGCGAGGTGACGGGAGCCGACCCGCTTCCTCTCGTCAAGTTCAAAGACGGTGGGCGCACGCGCGGCGGCACGCCCGGCAAGGACTCCATTCCGCTCCTCGCGATGGCCGACGAGTTCATGGTCAAGCGGGACTCGGCACGCAAGGTCGGCTACGGAACCCTGGAGTACATCAACCGGTACGGGGCGCTGCCGGGATACAAGGACGGCGGCGTCATCGGCTGGGCGAAGGACAAGGTCAGCTCGGTCGGTGACTTCTTCGGCGACATGGCCGACCTGATCACCAACCCGGGAAAGGCGTGGCAGGCGGCCACCGGATTCATCCGCGACAAGATCGCCAGCATCTCCGGCACCGGCTGGGGCAAGCTCATCGCCGGTATCCCCACCAAGATACTCTCCTCCCTCAAGGAGAAGATCACCGGGCTCATCGGCAACTTCGGTGGCGGCGACATCGGCGGATCCGGCGTACAGCGCTGGACGCCCGTCGTACTGCAGGCGCTCCAGCTCATAGGTCAGCCTGCCAGCATGCTCGCCACCACCCTTCGCCGAATGAACCAGGAGTCCGGTGGCAACCCGAGGGCGATCAACAACTGGGACATCAACGCGAAGAACGGTGTGCCCTCAAAGGGGTTGATGCAAGTCATCGACCCTACGTTCGACGCCTATGCGGGCCCCCTCCATTCGAGGGGAATTTGGGACCCGTTGGCCAACATATACGCCTCTATGTCCTACGCGCTCGGGCGCTACCACAGCCTCCCCGCAGCCTACGACCGCGCGGGCGGATACGACTCCGGTGGCTGGCTCCAGCCAGGCGTCACCGCCGCAGTCAACCGAACTGGGCGCCCTGAGGCCATCCTCACCGGACCGCAATGGCAGGCCGTCTCGTCGCTCGCGGCAGGCGGCGGCTTCGCCCCCGGGCAGGAGGTGACGCTGGTGGTCCAGGACGGACCGACGCTCCGCGCCTATGTCGACGGCCGAGCCGACCGCCGAATCATCGACATCGGTCGCCAGCAGCTGCAGGCGACACGGGCCGGACGAAACGGGGTGTAGCGAATGGCGATCCCCGGGAACCTCCTGTCTGCCGTCACGGAGTCCGTCGACCCCAACACATCGGGGTGGGCGGCCAAGCTGAACTGCGCGATCAGCAAGGGGACCGGCGGCCGGAACGGCGACGGCACCCTGAAGCTGACGAGCACCGCGTCGGGGGAGATGCAGGCCCGCACCGCTGCTTCGTATGGCGTCATCGCAGGCCAGGAGTACCAGGTCTCCGCTGACGCGTCGGGTGCGACGGTGGCGGAGCGGATCGGTATCAGATGGCTGACCTCGGGTGGTTCCGAGGTCAGCGTCACCTGGTCACTGACGACCGCGACGGCATCGGCAACGTGGCACCGGATCTCCGTCGCCGGTGTCGCGCCGGCCACGGCCGCAAAGTGCCAGGTTCTGGTCTCCGCGACCCCCGCCGGCGGCGGTGTGATCAACCACTTCGAGAACGTGTACCTCGGCACGCCGATGCGCACGACAGGTAACCTGCTGTCGGCCGACGCGGAGACCATCGAGAACGCCACCCTGAAGTGGGTCGCGGAGACCAACTGCTCGATCGCCCGCCAGGCGCCGATGGTGTCGTGGCCCGTCGACAACTACCTCGTCGGCGGCCAGACCCTGGCCATCACGGTGACGGCCAACGGCAACGCCGCTGCCAAGGTGAGCGAGACGCCGTCCGCGACGGCTGGCACCGAGTACATCGGCTACTGCTACCTCAACCCCCCGACCTCCGGCAGCACGGTCTGGGTAGAGCTGCGGTTCTACACCGCCGCGAACAGCCTCCTCAGTGCGACCCGGAGCAACCTCGCCGCCCCAGGCGCCGGCTTCTACCAGCAGCGCGTCTCGGCGGTCGCCCCGGCCACGACGGCTTACGCCACGCTCGCGGCCGGCATCACGTCCGGTACCGCAGCGCAGGTCATGCGGGTCGACGGCGCGGTCATCGCGACCGCGCCCGTCATCCGCGTCGGCTCCGTACTGCCCTACGCCGACGCCTCCTTTGAGAAGGATGCGGGGTCGTGGACCGTTGTCTCTGGCGTGGCAACGCTCGCACGGTCCACGCCGTGGGGCACCTACGCCGTGGACGGCTCCTACGCGTTGACGGTGTCGTCGGCGACCGCCACCACGAGCGTGATCCGCAGCGCCAAGTACGCCGTCGGCGCGGCGGCTGGCCTGTCGTTCCGGCTCCAGCTCGCCGAGAATGTGAGCGCCGGAGGCTGGACCATCAACCGGTCGGTGCGCTGGTACGACGCCGCGAACGTCGACCTGGGCCTCACGTCGTCCGGGTCCGCGACGGCGCCGGTGCCGGACTGGTGGTCGCTCACCAACTCGGTCACCGCACCCGCGGGCGCGACGCAGGCGGCGGTCGAGCTGTCCCTCACGGCGACGGCGACAACGTCCGTGCTGCGTCTCGACCAGGTGGCACTGTGGCAGGCGCAGTCCCTGATCGACGCGGTCGTCGTCGACTCCAGCGCGAGCGTCACCGTCACGCTGCGGGAGCTGACGGTCGGCTACACGTTGACCGTGTGGCGGGTCCTCACCGGTGGCGCACGGACCCTCGTCCGGGGCTCCACCGGTCTGATCGACGGGGACGTCATCGCCGCCGACCAGCTCGTCATCGAGGACGCGGAGGCGCCGCTCGGGGTGCCGGTCTACTACTACGTCGAGATCCTGCCGCCAGGCGGTACGACGCCGGAGTCCAGGACCAGCGCCACCGTCACCATCACCGCAGGCGACCCCAACTACGCGTGGCTCAAGGATCCAGGCAGGCCGCAGCGCAACATGCTGCTGATGGTCGCGCGGGCGCCAGTCTGGCAGCGACCCGTTCCACAGGCCGAGTACAAGGTCCGTGGCAGGCGCAACAGCGTCGTGCTCTCCGACGTTCGTGGCGGCCTCGAGGGCGACCTGACGATCTTCACCCAGACCGACGAGGAGCGGGAGTCGCTGCACCGCCTCCTCGACTCCGGGTCCGTGCTCCTCTGGCAGGCCAATCCGGGGCTCGGCGTGGACGACATGTACGTCAACGTCGGCGCCGTCAGCGAGGACCGCGGCGAAGCCATCGCCAGCGATCCATGGCGCACCTGGTCCCTGCCGATGAAACAGGCGGACATGCCGACGAGCGTCGGCGTCGCCGGATCCGCGGGCCGTACCTGGCAGGACATTCTCACTGAGAACGCCACCTGGGCCGACGTGCTCGCCAAGTACGCCACCTGGGAAGACGTCCGCCTCAACCGTCCGATCGGGGGCTAGATGTATCCGGTCAGCGACCGCTTCCTGGAGACACTCGCCTCCGATCACAGCCCGGTCACGGAGGTGGTCCTGTACCGAGCCGACGGGCTGGTGCAGACCCTCGAGCACACGGGTGGGTCGGTCACCGTCGACCGCAAGTCGGCGGCCCGACGCACCTGCACGGTGAGCGTGGCAGATCCGTCCCTGATCCCCACCTCCGCCGGCGACAAGGCCGCCCTGTACGGGGCGACGATGCGGATCAGCCGCGGCGTGCAGTACAGCGACGGCGTTCGAGAGCTGGTCCCGCTCGGCATTTTCCGAGTCGACTCCATCTCCGGCGATGTCGACGAGGGGCCGGCGACGATCCAGGGAAAAGCCTCGAGGCGGCGATAACCGACGACGCGTTCACGGCCCCTTACCGGGCCACGGGACAGGCCGTCACTGCGATCACCGCCCTGATCCAGCGCACTCTCCCCACCGCCGAGATCATCAGCACGGCGATCGACGCACCAATCGGCGCCCGCACTTGGGACGTAGCCGCCGACCCGTGGGCAGCGGTCATGGAGATCGCGGCCGTCATGGGCGCCGAGTGCTACTGCGACGCCGACGGGACTTTCAGGATCGCCGAGCTTCCCGACCCCGCGACGGTCGAACCGGTGTGGACGATCGCCGCGGGGGAGGGCGGCGTGTACATCTCGGCCGACCGCGGCATGTCCCTCGATGGCGTCCACAACGGGGTGTTGGCCCGCGGGGAAAACGCAGAGGCGAGCGTCGCGCCAGTGTCGTCGCTCGTCGTCGACAACGACCCCGACAGTCCCACCTACTGGAGCGGCCCCTTCGGGCACCGGCCCGGCTTCTACTCCTCCTCCGCGCTCATCACCGTCGGTCAGTGCACGGCCGCCGCCACGCTCAAGCTGCGTGCGGCCCAGGCCCCGAACGCCTCCGCGGACGTCTCCTCCCTGCCCAACCCTGCACTAGAGCCCGGCGACATCATCCGCGCGCTCTACCCGGACGGCCTCAAGGAGATCCACCAGGTCGCCTCTTTCAGCATCTCGTTGGAGGTCGGCGGCGACTTCGGGCTGCACACGATCTCCGCGAAGGAGGACTCGTGAGCACGGCCCAGACACGGATCTTCGTCGCCGAACTCGCCGACGCCTACCAGGCCCAAGTCCAAGCAGCAGGAGCCCAGTCACCCGGCTCGGACTGGCGGCTCGCCACGGTCGCCTCGGTCGGTGGCAGCGGCACGGTCACCATGTCGGACGGCACCGTCGCCCGCCGCATGGAGGACTACGTCAACCCGGAGGTCGGCGACCTGGTCGTCATCGCCTGGTCGGGCACCGGGCAGGTCCTCTGCCACGGCCGGCTCGGCACGGGCACAGGCTCGTCGTGGACGACCTACGTTCCCACCTGGTCGACGACCGGCACGGCGCCAGCCCTCGGCAACGGCAGCCTGGCGGGCGAGTACTGCCTGATCGGCGACCGATGCGAAGTCGTTATCACCATGATCTGCGGGTCCACCACCACCTACGGCACAGGCCAATTCCGCTGGCTGCTGCCCTTCGCCGCGGCCACTCTCGCCAACGCGAACTTCCACTGGACCGGGTCCGGGATCGCCACCGACGCGGCAGCCGCCTACTACCCGGGCACTGCCCGTATTCAGTCCGGCAGCCAGTACGTCATGGGCCTCAGCCCTGGCTCCGCCACCGGCTCCACCGTGGCCGAGTGGAACTCGACCAGGCCGTTCACCTGGGGCAACGGCGACTACGTCGGCCTGCAAGTCACCTACCGAATCGCCTAGGAGGCCGCTTTGTCTACCACGGACGGCTACGGCCAGGGCGTGTCCATCACCACGCGCAACGACGTCCCGGACGCCGAGACCCTCGCCATGAATATCGCCGAGCCGATCCTGTCTCGGAGCATCCTGCGGTTCGCCTCCGCGAGCGCCCGCACCGCGACAATGGTCGGCGCCCATGCGCCCGTCGAGGGCATGATCTCGTGGCTGGTCGACGTCGACCGGTTCGACTACTACGACGGCAGCGCCTGGCAGTCCATGGAGCCGCCAGCCGGGTCTGTCTACAACGACTCCGCGACGTTCAGCGCGCACGCGAGCACGTACTACGCGATCTCGTGGACGGGCCTGCAGTCGTCGAACCGGTCCGGCATGTGGGCGGGCGGCAACCCCACTCGCCTCGTGCTGCCGACCGTCGGAACCTACGCGGTCAGCGGCACGATCGTCTGGCCCGGCGGCCTCGGCTCCAACGACGGACGCGCGGAGATCCGCCTCAACGGCACGCCCGTGCGCGCCCGCTACAGCATCACCCGCGGCAGCGCCGGCAACGCGCCCTCCACCGCCTCCGGTCAGGTCGTCTGCACGACGCCCGGTCAGTACTTGGAGGTCTGGTACAACCAGGCCTCCGGCTCGCCGATCTCCGCCGTTGCCGCATCGCTTGGCGTCAACCGCGTCTCCACCGCCACCTCGTAACCCAGGAGTACGTCATGGCCACATTCCCCGTCCTTGAGCAGGGCGGTACCGCATACCTGGTGCAGCTGTGGAGCGCCAACACGGGCGGGATCCGCTTCCAGATCGGCACCCCCGAGAGCCCCGACGTCGCCAACGCGCAGTTCGAGGCCCGCCTGTGGGAGTTCGCACAGGCGCTCGCAGCCGACCTGGACGTCAGCATCACCGCCATCAAGCGCTCGGCCACTGCCGAGACCGAACTCGACTGGCCGGTGTGACCATGGCCTGGTATCCCGGCGCGACGCGGATGGAGCTGCAGCCGGAGAGCGACAGCCAGCCCGCAATCCGGCCGACACAGTTCATCCTCCACAGCATCGCCGCTCCCTGGACGCCGACGCGGACCTACGAGTACTGGCGCGACTCGACGAATCTGGAGTCCCACTTCGGCCTCGGATTCGACGGCTCGCTGGGCCAGTTCGTGGGCACAGAGACGCGCGCTGATGCCAACTACCTGGCGAACCGGCGGTCGGATGGCACGGGTGCGGTGTCGCTGGAGAGCGCCTCCAACCTGGATCACACCGACCCGTGGACCGACGCGCAGGTCGAGTCGATCATCAAGCTCGGCGTGTGGCTGCACCAGACGCACGGCATCCCGCTGCGCATCTGCCGCACCGCATCCGACCCGGGCTTCGGCTACCACCGCCTGCACGCCGACTGGGCCGTCGGCGGCACCGCATGCCCCGGCGACGCACGGGTCCAGCAGTTCAAGGACGTCATCTTCCCGGGCATCGTCGCTCGGGCCAACGGCACGGAGGAAGTCGACATGGATGCCACCCAGGCCAAGCAGCTCGCCGAGCTCCACAAGGCGCTGGTCCCCTACATGGGCTGGAGCTACCGGGGAGACGGCGCGGACCGGGACGCCTACGGCGACCTCCGCACCTCCGCCGCCTCGGCCGGCGACGCCGCGGCCAAGGCCGGGCAGATCCTGCAGAAGATCGGCACCCCGCAGCCCGTCGCGCTCACCCCCGAGCAGGTCGCCGCCATCGCCGACAAGGTGGCGTCGTCTCCGATCCTCGCCGACAACATCGCCAAGCGGATGGCCGCCGACGTCGCCGCCCGCATGCAGTCCTGAAAGGGAACATCATGAAGCTCTTCAACAGGGAGCCGGCGCTCTGGCTCGGCCTCGTCGCCATCATCGTCAAACTCCTCGCCGCGTTCGGCATGGACGTGTCCGCCGACCAGCAGGCCGTCATCAACGCGGTCGCCGCAGCGCTCGTCGGCCTCATCCTTGCCGTCGTCGCGCACGACGCGATCGGCGCCGCCGTCCTCGGTTTCGCCCAGGCCGTCCTCGCCCTCGCGATCGGCTTCGGCCTCGACTGGTCGGCCGAGCGGCAGGCCGTCGTCCTCGCAGCCGCAGCCGCGATCGTCGCCATGTGGGACCGCACGCAGATCACCGCCCCGGTGCCTGCCGTCGCGGTGGCGCCGGTCCGGAGCGTGTAGATGCGGTGCCGTGCGGTCCGGCGGCTGTGTCGACGACTGGGCCGCCGCGGCACGATCCTCACCTGCTACGGGCTCGTCTGGATGCTGTACGGATTCGGGCAGCTCGTAACGCCCCAGCCAGACCAGCGCGGACTGCAACTCGTGCTGAGCATCCGCCCCCTCGAATTCTGGGGATGGTGTTGGATCGCCGCCGGGCTGGTGGCACTTGTAACCGCGTGGGCTCCGCCGGGCCGTGACGCTGCAGCCTTCTACGTCTTGCCGCTCCCGGTCATGGCGTGGACGGCCTCGTACCTCGCCGCCTGGATCACGGGGGATTCCTCCCGCGGCTGGGTGGCGGCAGCCGTGTGGGCGGTCATCACCGTCCCGGTCCTTGTGGTCGCCGGGTGGTCTGAGCCGCCCCGCGTCAAGCGAGCGGAGCCTCCCTATGAATCCTGAGACATGGGCCCAGATCGGCCTCGCGGGCGCAACCGCCGTGGCGAGTGCCTTCGCCGGCCGGGCCGCACGTCGCACTCGCCGGCAAGAGCGGCGCGACGACTTCGTGGCCGTCAGCGAGCAGCAGGGCAAAGCCATTCAGCGTCTGGAGCGTCGCGTCGAGCAAGGCGAGACGAAGGCCGAGCTGCAGCAGGAACGCATCGCTGAGAACGACGAGGCGATTGCCTGGGCGTTGGTCCGCATCAGAGACCTCGTTGCGTACATCCGTAAGTCGGGCGGGGAGCCGCCGGCGCCGAGACCCATGTCCGCCCGTGCGGCTCGCGTCCTCGCACGCAGCGACGTCTGAAGACGGAGGGCGACGTGGACGACGACCCGGAGCCGGTGCCCCAGCAGACGAGGCCGCTCCTCGCGGACATCGGCAGCCTCATCGACATGGGCGTGGTCGACGAGCAGCCCCAGCCGCCGACCGAGCTACCGCCCGACCCGCCCGCGGAGGAAGCCGCCAACGCGGCGGCACTGACGGAGGCCCTCGCCGAAGCCGGCATCCCTGCGGCCGGTGCGGACGAACAGGCGATCGCGGCGCTCGCCAAGCTCGACCCGGCCATGGTCGAGGCGATCACCCGATGGATGCTCGGGGACTCCGCAGGCGCCAAGAAGTGATCAGCCCCCACCGCTTCGGCGGTGGGGGCGTTTCGCTATGCCCCGGCGCGCATCTCGGTCCACTCGGTCAGCTTCTTGTCCAGGGTGGGGCGGGAGATGCCAAGGGCGTCAGCGATGGCCGCCTTCTGGGTGCCCAGTTCGCGGGCTTCGAGGACGAGTTCACTCTTCCGGAAGTGGATTAGGCCCGTCAGGCGCTTCTCCATGGCGGTGATCCGCCGGATGGCTTCGAGCTTGCTCTCTTGGGCTTCCTCGCGGGCGAGCTCGCGGCGTTGATCGACCGCCACTTCGATTTCGGCGCGGATCCAGGCAAGGAGGTCGGTGCGGGTGCACGCCTCGTCGGCCTCGACCGCGACCAGATTGGTGCTGACGAGATCCTCGATGTAGCGGTCGGCGATGACGGCCGGCGGGAGGGTGCCGTCGATGAGCTGATCCAGTTCGGCCGACGTGACGTAGTCCTGGAGGCCGGGACCCTCGAAGGTCAGCAGCTCGACGATGCCGGCGTAGGTCTTCATGGAGGCTCCTCGGTCGTTCGGGTTGACGTAAAGACACCTTACGCCTATCCGGGGGCGATGTAAAGCCGGTTTACGTTCACTCGATGGTGGGTGAGCAGTCCGCCGTCACCGACGAGACCGGCGGACTCGCGACAACCCCCACGCGCCGTGGCCCAAGTTGGACTGCTGCGGCCCAGATAAGATGCCATATCGGCGCCCAGAATTGGTACAATTGAGCATGCGTCAAGACTCCCTCGCGAACGACTCCGCAATCGACTTGGCCGCTGCCGTCGCACTCCTGATGGCCGCCGTCACCTTCCGGGACTTGCTCAGCGCCATGAGCCCGGCCGCAGTCGCCTCGATGCCCACGGATCTCCTGAACCGCGCGAGCCATCACCGATACCAGGCTGCGTTCGACCAACTCCCAGCCGACCTCCGCGAACAGGCGCAGATCATCGTGGACTCCGACCCGGACGTCGTCGCTGCACGGCAGATCGACGCCGAGGGGCGGCTATGACCGACCTCATCCCGCACCAGCCGTCGGCCGCCCCGGCCGCCTACGACCCGGCGACCCTCGCCGTGCTCGCCGCCATGGAGCAAGCCGCCGAGGATCACCTCGACCGGATCCGTCCCCACAACACGAAGCGCGGCTACGCCAACGACTGGAACCTGTGGGAAGAGTTCCACGACTGGCTCGGCGAACGCACCGGCCACCGCGTCGCCTCCACGCACGTCACCAAGGGCATGCTCGTCGGCTTCGTCGTCTGGCTCGACACCATCAAGCTCGCCGCCCCAGCCAGCATCGACCGCAGGATCACGGGCGTCACGGTCACCGCACGGTCGCAGGGCGTCGAGGTACCCAAGACCGCCACGGTCGCCGCCCGCCAAGCCCTAAAGCCGCTCAAAGCCGACCCCGACCGGATCGCCCGAGGCCGAGGCAAAGCACCCGCCGCCACACCGGAGCAGCTCCGGCAGATGTACGCCGCCGCCCCCGCTGGCCTCGCCGGACTCCGCGACCGCGCGCTCTGGCTCATGGCGTTCGGGATCGCCGGGCGATCCTCGGAAGTCGCGGCCCTCCGGACGGACGGCATCACCCTCGTCGGCAAGGGCCTCGACGTCCAAGTCCCCTCCGTCAAGGGCCTCCCCGCCCGCAAGGTCCGGGTCGCCTACGGCAAGAACCCTGACACCTGCCCCGTCCGGGCCTGGCTCGTCTGGAAGTCGGCCGCCGGACTCACTGACGGCCCGGCCTTCCGGCCGATCAGCGTCCACGGAACGCTCGGCGCCGACAGGCTCTCCCCATCCGGCTGCCAAGAGATCATCTCCCGCAGCGCCGAACGCGCTGGGCTCGCCGTCCGGCTTACCGGACACTCCATGCGGTCCGGCTTCATCACGACCGCCCGCCAAGCCGGCAAGCGCGAGGAGAAGATCCGCGCCCAGTCCGGCCACGCCGCCAACTCGCCGGTCTTCTGGGGCTACATCCAGGAGGCCGACGCCTGGACCGACGCCGCATCCGAGGACATCGGACTGTAGAGGAGATCACCATGTCCGATCCGTTCGACACGACCCTGCCGTCATCTCGGCTCTGGAACTGGCTGATGGTGCACGGCGCGAGCGTAGATGCAGCACGCGACCTCATGAACGACTATGCGCACGAGCTGGCCACCCGCATCCGAGACCACGACTACGACCCGGGTGAAATAGGCCCCGTTCACGTGGCGTTCCAGGACGCGGCAGACGTGATTGACCCCCAGGCCAGCAGGACTTAAGGGAACGTTATGCGCTGCCCGCCCACTCGAAGGAGGTCCGATGAACACCCCGATCGACATGCCCAGCTCATGGCTCGGCGAGCTTGAGCAGGCGGCCCAGCAGCGAGAGGACGAGATCGTGCGCCTCGTTCTCCAGCAGCCGGACTACCCGCCGCTACCGGCTTGCCCCCAGTGCGACATCGAACCGACAGAGATCAAGCAGTGGGTGGAGGAGCGGGCCTTCGAGGTGGACGGTACCTACGTCCGCACTGGGTTCAAGCCCTGCGGTCACCTGTTCCGCACTCGGGCCAACTGACCGAAGGGGCCGAACGATGAGCAACCCCATGACCATGATCTTCCACGGCGGACCGCTCGACGGGCAGGCGATAGACATGACGCCACCAATCCCCAGAGTGATCAAGCTGGACCACCAGGTCGGCGCCCCCATGGAGTACACCTACGAGCGGTACACCCCCGACCAGCCGGACCAGTACGCGCACTTCCGGATGACGACCTGGAAGCCAACTGCGGCGTCCGGGACTGTCCGGCAGGCGTGACAGGCGGCCGGCAGCCCGCCATCCTGGAGTCGAAGCCGCTCCTTGCCTGGACGGGCTCATGGGGGCGGGTCGTCGCAGCGGCCCGCCCCGCTGTCAGCCCCCGGGCGTACCATCGGCTCATCACATTCGAGCGATTACCGCGGGCTGCGGTGCTACTCGATCCGCCCCACCGGCCCCCCACGGGGGACAGCGACCGGCGGGGCGGAGTGCTGTCAGGCGGCGGAATCCGGGTGCCGCACGGCCGCCTTCACCGCCGCCTCGACTTCGTTCCGCAACTCCCCCGCCTCCTTCGCCCACACGGTCAGCGCGGCCTGCACCTCGGCCGCCCGCGTCCGCCACTCCTCCCACGCCTCCGGCATCGGGTCCTCGCGCACGGCATCCCACGCCAGCCGGGACGTGCTCCACGCCACCGCCCGTCCGCACCAAAAGGCCAGACGCCCCCGCGCGCCGCTGCCACCATGGCACCACCACACCGAAGGAGCAGCCGATGACCACGACGCCCGCCGCCCGCTTCGCCGCCGCCTACGCCCTCCTCACCGCCAGCCACGAAGTCGCCGACCACTGGGTCCAAATCGACACGCAAGCCGTCACCAAGGGCAAACCCGGATCGGACGGCGCCCGCGCCTGCGCCGCGCACGTCGCCACCTACACGCTCACCCAAGGCCTCGCGCTCGCCGCAGGATCCAAGCTCCTCGGGCTGCGTCTCACACCCCACCGGGCAGCCGCCGCGCTCGCCGTGTCCGCCCTCACCCACTACATCGCGGACCGGCAGGGCGGGCACTGGCGCGACCCGCAGCCCCGAGGCATCGTCCGCCTCGCCGCGGCCACCGGGCATGCCAAATGGCTCCAACGCGACCCAGGCGCCGGCTACCTGATGGATCAGTCCTGGCACAAGGGGTGGCTGCTGGTGGCCGCGCTCGTGGCTGCGGGACGCTGACGCCAGCGCAGGCACGCGAGAGCCCCCGATCCGTAGGGACCGGGGGCTCCGTCGCATGCATGGCTACTCGCACTCGACCACCTCATTGGGGGCCATGTCTCGCCCCCCTAGGCGGCCAGCTCCGCCGACTCCCGCTCGGCACGCAACGCCTCGGCGTACTCGACGACGAGCCTCAGGTACCGGTCCCGGTCGCGCGGGTCCAGGCTTCCCGACGCCCACAGCTCGCGGATCTCCGCGTTGACGATCTCAGCGGATCGGATCATGCGGCCGATCTTACGAGGCGGCACCGACAACCGGTACAGGTCGGCTGGCGTGGGGGAGAGTACGGGCATGAGTGCACCCCGCCCCGGCGCCCCGCACCCCTGACTCCCGCCCCTCCGGCAGCGGCGGCAGCGGGAGGGGCGGGTACCGGCCAGCGTTAGCAAGCGTTCACTTCAACAAACTTTCGGACGCTTGTTCGATAGAACAGTTGTCAACTGCTGGGTAGAGCCTTACGGTTGGTGACGAATTCGCAGGTCATCGACGCGATGCGTCTGCATATATCTGCGAACCCCCTGGCGACCGATGCATGGGGCAGGCAGACTGGGGCAATCGCGGGGCGTGGCCGGAAATGCGTTTCCAGTTACCGTCGCGATGTCATGGCATGAGGTCTCTCGCCGGGAGGCGAAGGGCGCGGGCAAGGCGAAGCAGCAGGCTGAACTTCGGGTCGGTCTTGCCTCGCTCGGTATCTTGCACGGTCGTCCGATGGACGCCGGCCAACTCAGCGAGCTCGTCCTGGGTCAGGTCGGCGTCGATGCGGGCGGCACGGACTCGATTGCCAAGCGCGATGCGAGCGTCGGTGATCCATGGGGGCGTTGCTGGTTGCACCCTCTGAACAGTTGATGCTCAAGATCGTTTTGTCTGCAGGATGCATCCCGCTTTTTGTGATCTTGTTGAATCGGCCGCGCAACGTGGCCCCACGAGCGCGTCGGCGAGGTCGATGTGGATGGCCCCATGGTCGACCTTCCGACGCAAGGCGGCCCCTTCTCCGACGGGAGAGGGGGCCGCCCCACTTCCTGGCCTGACCTGCCGATTTCAATGAGGCTGGCAGGAGATATTTAGGGGCCGCGCTCGTGTACTGAGAGTGCTCTTAGAGTGCTCTCAGGGTGTCCCGAGAGTGCTAGACGGTGCGCCCGGCGGTTGAGTGGGAAGCCCTGACCTGGGAACTCCTCGGTCGCACTGCAGGTGAGTGATGTGTCCATGATCTGCGGAGAAACTCCTCAACTTCATCATCGCCGAGGTCATCCGCCACCACGAGACGATCGCAGCCGGCGAGGAGTAGGCCCCTGGGGGCCCGCCCGACCCATCGGGCAGCATGGGCCCCATGTCCGCATTGACGCGCAACGAAGCGCAGCTCCGAGCCCGGCTCCTCGACGTCCACCACTACGACGTCACCCTCGACCTCACCACCGGTGACGAGACCTTCACCTCCACCACCGTCATCCGGTTCACGGCCCGCGCCGCCGGTGACACCTTCGTCGAGCTGAAACCGGACGAACTGCGCTCCGTCGAACTCGACGGCCGGCCCGTCGACCCCGCCGGCCTCACCGACAACCGCCTCCCGCTCACCGGGCTCACCCCGGGCCCCCACGAGCTGCGCGTCGACGCCCGCATGAACTACTCCCGCACCGGCGAGGGCCTGCACCGCTTCACCGACCCCGCGGACGGCGAGACGTACGTCTACTCCCAGATGTTCCTGGACGACGTCCAGCGGGTCTTCGCCGCCTTCGACCAACCCGACCTGAAGGCCGTCTTCGCCTTCACCGTCACCGCCCCCGCCCACTGGACCGTCCTCGCCAACGGCATCACCACCCGCGGCGCCGACCGGCCCGAGGACGGCGCCGGCACCTGGACCTCCGCCCCCACGCCCGCGATCTCCACCTACCTCGCCGCGATTGCCGGCGGACCCTGGCACACCGTCCGCACCGACCACGCCGGCCTGCCGTTCGCCCTCCACTGCCGGCAGTCCCTCGCACCCCACCTCGACGCCGACGCCGACGAGATCCTCTCCGTCACCACCGCCTGCTTCGACCGCTACCACGAGAAGTTCGCCGAGCCCTACCCGTTCGACTCCTACGACCAGGCGTTCGTCCCCGAGTTCAACGCCGGCGCCATGGAGAACCCCGGCCTGGTCACCTTCCGCGACGAGTTCATCTTCCGCTCGGCCGTCACCGACACCGAACGCCAGGGCCGCGCCATGGTCATCGCCCACGAGATGGCCCACATGTGGTTCGGCGACCTCGTCACCCTCCGCTGGTTCGACGACATCTGGCTCAACGAGTCCTTCGCCGAGTACATGGGCTACCAGACCCTCGTCGAAGCCACCGGCTACACCCAGACCTGGACCGAGTTCGGCATGGAGCGCAAACCCTGGGGCTACGAAGCCGACCAACGCCCCTCCCCCCCCCCCGTCGCCCCCGCCCCCGAGGACGTCCCCGACACCGCCTCCGCCCTCCTCAACTTCGACGGCATCTCCTACGCCAAGGGCGCCTCGGCCCTGCGCCAACTCGTCGCCTGGCTCGGCGAGAAGGACTTCCTCGCCGGCATCAACACCCACTTCGCGCGCCACAAGTTCGCCAACGCCTCCCTCGCCGACTTCGTGGACTCCCTCGCCGCCCACACCGAACGCGACGTCCACACCTGGGCCGACACCTGGCTGCGCACCACCGGCGTCGACACCCTCACCCCGCGCGTCGAGGACGGCGACGCCGGCTGGACCCTCACCGTCGACCACCACGGCAGCCGCCCCCACCACATCACCGTCGGCCTCTACGACCGCGACCCCACCGGCGACCTGGAACTGCGCGAACACCTCGACCTGGACGTCCCCAGCACCGAAGTCGTCTCCGCGAGCGGCCGGCGACCCGACCTGATCCTCCTCAACGACCAGGACCTCGGCTACGTCAAGATCCGCTTCGACGCCGTCTCCGAGGAAACCGCCCTGCGCGGCCTGTCCCGCATCCCCGGCCCGCTCACCCGCGCCGTCGTCTGGAACTCCCTGCGCGACATGGTCCGCGACGGCGAACTGGAACCCGAGTCCTACCTGGAGACCGCGCACGCCCACCTCCCCGAGGAGAACGACCTCGCGATCGTCCAGGGCGTCCTCGGCTTCGCCCGCAACCGCGTCGCCGCCCACTACGTCGCCCCCGGCCGCCGCACCGCCGCCCTCAACACCCTCACCACCGTCGCCCGCGCCCTGATGCGCCGCACCGAGGACGGCTCCGACCCCGGCCTGCGCCTCGCCGCCGTCCGCGTCCACATCGACAGCGCCACCCAGCCCGACACCCTCGCCGGCTGGCTCGCCGACGGCACCGTCCCCGGCGGACCCGAACTCGACCCCGAACTGCGCTGGCGCATCCTCGCCCGACTCGCCGTCCTCGGCGCCGTCACCGAAGCCGACATCGACACCGCCCTCGCCGACGACCCCAGCGCCACCGGGGAAGAGGGCGCCGCCCGCTGCCGCGCCGCGCTCCCCACCCCCGAGGCCAAGGCCGCCGCCTGGCAACGCATGTTCCACGACGACACCCTGTCCAACTACCTCTTCAAGGCCACCGCCTCCGGCTTCTGGCAGCCCGAACAAGCCGAACTCGTACAGGACTACGTGCCGCGCTACTACCCCGAGGCCGTCGCCCTCGGCGCCCGCCGCGGACCCGCCATCGGCCAGGCCGTCGGCCGGTGGGCCTTCCCCTCGCACGCCGTCGACGAGGCCAACCTCCGCGCCGGCCGCACCTGCCTGGACGACACCGACATCATCCCGCTGCTGCGCCGCCAACTCGTCGACCAGCTCGACGACCTCGCCCGCGCCCTGCGCATCCGCGGCAACGGCTGACCACCGGCCACCGGCCCGCACACGGGAACGCCCCCGGGCCGGTCCGACCGAACACCCGGCCGAGACCGGACGGGCGGACAAACCCCGGCGGTTACCCCATTCGGGTCTGATCGTTGTGCTGGGCGGGAACGACCAGGCCGTTCCCGCCCGCCTCCGCTAAGGACACCGGATGACCCCGCCGCCCGGCACCCCGCCACCGCCGTCCCCGCTCGCCGGAGGCCTCGGCGGCGCCGACGCCCTGCGGCCCCTCCTCGACACCGTCCTCGACGCCCTGCACGACGGCGCCGCCGAACGCGCCGGCCCCCTCCCCGCCGGCGGCCCCGCCGCCGTCACCGCCCGCGTCACCGCCGCACTGGGCGACGTACTCCCCACCCGCGGCGCCGGCGACCACGAAGCCCTGCGCACCCTCGTCCACACCCTCGCCGCGGGCGCCGCCGACCCCGCCGACCCGCTCTGCGCCGCCCACCTGCACTGCCCGCCCCTCGCCGTCGCGGTCGCCGCCGACCTCGCCGCCTCGGCCCTCAACCCCTCCATGGACT